AATGGTAATAAAAACAATAATTGAGAACATAAAAAGAGACGCCGAAAAAAGAAGCAAGCAGATTATTGCAAATAGAGAAAATGGCAAGAATGGTGGAAGACCCACAGATAAAAAACCTAAAAGAACCAAAAAGAACCCAGTAGTAACCCAAGATAACCCAATAGAACCCACTGGGTTATCAATACCAAATTTTATTGATGCAGAAACTTGGAACTCATTTTTGATGATGAGACGAAAAGCAAAAGCACCCCCAACAGAAAAGGCAATCACCCTGATAATTAAAGACCTGACTAATTTTGAAGGCAAGAAAGCTGGCAACGCAAACCTTTCGCTTGAAAATTCTATTACCAACAACTGGAAAGGAGTATTTGAGCCAAAACCATCAAGCAATTTTAATAATAACAACCCAAGAATAGGATTTTAACTATGGAAAAAATAAAACTAAAAAAAATGTTTAGCCTTACCGCTACTAACTTTAAATTCAAACTCGATGAGGATTTTGGGATTTTCTTTGAGATGATTGAAGAAAAGCTAAAAAACATACCTGATGAACTGGTGGTTAAAAGATTTCAACAATTATGGCTTACAACAACTGAAGAATGGAATAAGCAATATGGATATTCTGGTTATCCTTCGTTTGCTGATTGGATTTTTATTTTAACTGGAAAAAGAGCATTGACTGCAATTCAGAATGTCATTGCTTTGCCGATGGCAATGGAGCCACCTGAGCCACCTCGTCCTTTAGGAGTTGAGGGCTTGAAACTATGGACAAGAATTTGGGAGCAAGGCCGAACATGGATAAGCTCAAAATCTGACTTGGAAATGGTTACGCTTCTTTGCGAATCTATGGATGAGCGTTCACAATTGCGTTATCTTGTTATCAAAGGAACGGGCGATTGGAGAGATCGCGTGGCTTTGCGAAGTTTAGATGCGCAGCTTCAAACTTTGTTAAGTTTGTTAGGCATGAGTCCGACAGATAGAACTAAATTGGGGGTTGCAGAGGTGCAGGCTAGAAGTAAGATTCAAGACCTACTGCAAAAACGCGATGCCGCCAAAAAAGAGTAAACAAAACAAGAACAGTTGGCCACCTCGCTGGCTCACGCCAGTTCCAAAAGCTGAGCAAGATCGAGGCGATGGCGACATCTACGCAAATTTCGCAGAAACAATCTGCCGAGTCACAAAGGATTCCGTCGCTTCTCCTGCCGGAAAACTTCTTGTTCTGAGAGATTGGCAGAAAGAACTTCTGCGACATTCCTTAGCTCGGAGATCAGATGGGCGCTTCCGCCATAGGACAGCGATTATTGGAATGGGCCGGAAGAATGGCAAGAGCGCACTTGCAGCTTCAATGGGGCTTGCAGGTTTGACTCTTGGTGGAAATGGCTCTGAGATTTATTCTTGCGCAGCAGATAGAGATCAGGCACGAATCGTCTTCGGCACTGCCAAGCGAATGATTGAGATGGATGAAGAACTATCATCAATGTTCACTCTCTACCGCGATGCAATAGAGTTCAAAGAGAAGGCGAGCGTTTATCGTGTCCTCTCTGCCGAGGCTTACACAAAAGAAGGACTCAACCCTTCACCGCTTGTTATCTTTGACGAAGTCCACGCGCAACCATCGTGGGATTTATGGAATACGCTATCCCTTGCAGGTGGCGCTCGCGCGGATTCTTTACTTTTTGGTATTACAACTGCGGGCGTTAAGAGCGACTCGGCAGGCCAAGATTCACTCTGCTACTCGCTTTATCAATACGGACAAAAATTAGTCAAAGGCGAAAAGACAGACCCTTCATTCTTCTTCGCTTGGTGGGAACCAACTGCGGCGGATGCTAATCACAGGGAGCAAGAGGTTTGGGCCGAGGCTAATCCTGGCCTTGGCGACATCGTTGACATCGGAGACTTCCAATCGGCAGTTCTTAGAACACCAGAAGCAGAGTTTCGAACGAAAAGATGCAACACTTTTGTTAGCACGACAACAGCTTGGCTTCCACAGGGATCATGGGAGGCTTTGACTTTAGAGGGCAGACTGCCAATCTTGGGAGAAGATGTCGTTCTTGCTTTTGATGGTTCCTTTTCTAATGACTCAACAGCTCTTCTTGCTTGGTATTTGGGAGGCGAAAAGCCACATTGCTCGATGATTGGATTATGGGAAAAACCCGACAATGCAGAGCAAGGCTGGTTTGTTCCAGTAGCAGAAGTTGAAGAAACAATCGTTTCAACTGCAAGAAGCAACACAATCAATCTGAGAGAAATTGTTTTTGATCCTGCGAGATGGAATCGAACATTTATGGTTCTTGATGAAGAGGGCTTGCCCGTTTTGGCTTACCCTAATTCGGCAGAGCGCATGGTTCCGGCAACACAAAAATTCTATGAGGCAGTCGTCAATCAATCATTCACTCACGATGGCAATGAGGGCTTGGCAAGGCACATCGCAAACTGTGTCACGAAGCAATCAAGCCGAGGTTCGATGGTTGCAAAAGCATCCGCAAAAAGAAAAGTGGATGCTGCGGTGGCAGCAATCTTTGGGTATGACCGCGCCACGCAACCGCCACCGCCGAAGGCACCTATTGCCAAATTCTTTTCAATACAAGTCTGAGAGGCATTATGAAGAAACTTGATGTGTCAATGTTAGTCGGATTGGGCGGTTTGATTATTGCAACCACAGGTCTTGCAATGTTCTCAGTTCCTCTTGCTCTCGTCTGCTTGGGGTCATTTCTAGTTTGGATCACGGAGAAGGCTAACTGATGGGAATATCCAATCGCATTCGCAAATCAAGCGAGCAACGAAACAATAATTCTCAGTATGTAGAGCCAATCATCCCTGGTCGCCCTGCTTTTATGGCTCCGTCAGGAGTCGATGTCACACCTGATTCTGCAATCAGAATGTCAGCCGTTTATGCTTGTGTCCGTTTGCTCGGCGACACAATCTCATCCCTCCCTCTTGGCGCTTATGTTCGCAGAGGTCGCAATCGTATTTCTTATGCTGCCGTTTATGGCGAAACTCCTGTTTGGGTCAATAGACCAAACCCTGAAGCCTCACGCATTGAGTTCTTCGAGCAAGTCTTGGCTTCTCTGAACTTGCATGGCAACGCCTACATCTTGACAGTGCGAGATGAAAATGATGAAGTCTTTGAGCTTTATTGCTTGAATCCAAACGAAGTTCGTATTCGCAGACTTGGCCCAAATGAGCCTTTGGTTTATGAAATAACGATACGCGAAGAGGGAATTGTCAGAACCGAAGTGCTAACAAGCAGAGAAATTCTTCATATCCCGATGTTCAGACTTCCTGGATCGTATTATGGTCTAGGCCCTGTCGCAGCTTGTCGCCTTGCAATAGGTGGTGCAATGGCAGCAGAAACTTATGCTGCTGCTTACTTTGGCAACGCTGCCAACCCTGGCGGTGTCATTGAAGTTGCTGGCGAACTTACGCAAGAGCAAGCACAAGACATCAGCCGTGATTGGAACATAACTCACACAGGCCCTTATCGCGCAGGCAAGATTGGCATTCTTTCAGGCGGAGCAATTTTCAAACCTTTGACCCTTAATGCCAGTGATGCGCAATTACTAGACAGTCGCAGATTCGGGGTTGAGGAAATTGCAAGATTATTCCGTTGCCCCATCTCACTTCTTGGTCATCCTGTTGCCGGCGCAATGTCGTTTGCATCAGTTGAAGCGCAGAACCTTTCCTTTGTTCAACACAGTTTGCGCCCTTTACTTGAGCGCCTAGAACAGAGCTTTTCTAATTTGTTGCCTGAGCCTGATGGATTTATCAAGTTCAACCTTGATGCTCTGCTTCGTGGCACAACAATTGAGCGTTATGATGCTTATACAAAAGGACTCCGCGAAGGTTTCTTATCTTTGAACGATGTTCGCTCTGTTGAAGACCTAGCACCAATCGGCGAGGCAGGCGATCAGTTCCGCGTTCCATTGCAGAACATTGATGCAGCCGATGCCAAGGATGTTGGCCTAAATCTACGAGCTGACATTGTGAGCAAGTTGGTTCAGGTTGGCTTTGACCCTGAAGAAGTCTTGAAGGCGGTTGAGATGGTTCCTATTGCACACACAGGCGTTCCAAGTTCTCAGCTCCAACCTATCTCTCAAATTGACCCTAGTGATCCTGCTGCTGCATACGATGTCAGAGATGCTCGCAACCAAGGAACAACAATCAATGTTCCTGAACCTGTCGTCAATGTTGCAGCACCAAATGTCAACATTGAGCCTGCAATGGTGATGCTTGAGTCACCTGAGATTCGCGTTG